TCCTTTGAATAAAATAGTCGCTAGATGTAAAAACCTGTGCTAATGCACGGGGGCGGCTTCCTGCCGCGTCTCCAACATAAATAGCAGAGCCATTTTTTCTTAAATAGACCGTTGCCGCTGCGGCGCCACCAGTACCAACTCCCGCATCGCATAACACCAAAATTTTACTAGATGCGCTAGATGGGGTTATAGTTACTTGGATAGGTGCGCTCGGTGTAGTTGAGTTTGTAGACCATGCGTCTGTTTTGACTGTTTGAACAACCTGCAACACCTTACCCACACCAGCACCACCTTGTAGCGCCATTGTCCCCGCCTCATCAGGCAACACCAATGTTCGGTCGGTATTTGTTGCGGGCGAGGCTAAGGTGAATACCCCAGTTCCTGTTACCGCCCCTTGAATTGCTACTTTAGACATTAGATGCCTCCTTTGGATATTTTGCCTTAACTGTTTGGACTTTAGCCAGCATTGCGGCGGCTTCATTTCCACCTTTCCACAAGGCATCTAGTTGATCGCCGATGGGTGGGTATTCGGATGCTCGTTGTTGTTTGTATTGGTCAGGGTCAACCCAAGCGTTAACAAGGGCTAGGTCAATAGAGACTTGGTTACCGTTTGCGTCAAATGCACCAGCACCGTCATCCACTGTGACCACTTGCGGGTAAAGTGCGTAAATTGCTTTGTGGTTCATGCTGCTATCTCCATAAGTGTAATCTGGCTTGTTCCACCGAAGTATAGGTCAGTGCTTCTAAGGTTTACATATCCAGTAGCGCCAAGAGTATTTATTTGAATTTTATATGTGGTTGCTGATGTTGTAGCTGGAGAATCTAAAAAAGTAATTGGCACAGAAATAAATGAATAATTTGTTCCATAAGGCATGGTGGCTGTTGAATTAACAGTAGCACTTGTGCTTTGGCAAATATTGCCAGAGTTTCTCATTAAATTAATTGTGAAATTACCATTAAGCGGGTTTCCAACGCTGAGAGTAGCTACGACAAGTATTTTGCTCGATGAAGATGTAGGTGTAATAGATACCGACAACCCAGTCACATCAACATATCCGTCTGTTGAGGAACTAAAGCTGTCTGTTTTAACGACCTGCACAACCTGCAACACACTACCCGCTGGCATATCCGCAGAGGAAAACTGCGCCACGCTATCTAAGGCTGGCGTTGTAATGCCCGTTGTGCCATTTAAAACTATACTCATATAATCTCCTTAAAGAACTAACCAGCGTGAGCCAGTTGGTACTGTTACTGTCGCGCCAGAGTCAATCGTAATTGGCCCAGTGCTCATAGCATTCTTACCACTTGTGATAGAGTAGCTATTAGTCACTGTTTGACCATTCTCGTAAAAAACATCATCAGTAGCAGCACCAGTAGCGCCCCCACCCACTTGAACAACAGAACCACCACTGTTCTTAGTGTACATCTTCCTATCTTCGACGTTTAACGCCAGTTCTCCTACAGCTACATCTTCAGTAGCTGGAACAGAACCTGATGTGGTACTGTTCTTAATAATAATCGTGTTAGCCATTAGTATGTTCCTCCATTAATGGTCGAAGTCCATGAAGCATTAGTTCCATCTGTTGTTAAAAAAGTTCCTGCATTGCCAGTTTGACTAGGTAGTGAATCAACATCAGCCCAAGAAGCTGCTGTCCCGTCTGTTGTTAAGTATTTACCAGTGTTGCCTGTTTGAGTAGGTAAGGCATCAACAGTAGTCCACTCGGTATCGTAATCAGTAGCGCTTGCTTTGGTTAAAACCTGACCAGTCGTGCCGCCAACAACAACACCAGCCCCTGTTGCACCTGTCTCGCCCTGAATACCCTGTATACCTTGGATACCTTGGATACCCTGAGCACCAGTGTCTCCTGTTTCACCTTGGATACCCTGTATACCTTGGATACCTTGGATACCTTGGTCACCTTGAGGGCCTTGGTCACCTTGGATGCCTTGAGCACCTGTATCACCAGTGTCACCTTGGATACCTTGGATGCCTTGAATACCTTGTATGCCTTGGTCACCCTGAATACCTTGGATGCCTTGATCGCCTTGTGGCCCTTGAGCACCAGTGTTTCCTGTTATACCTTGTACCCCTTGAGGCCCTTCAGGAATAACAAAAGCTAGTGCCTGTGCTCCAGCAAGACCACTAATAGTTACTGAGGCGTTTGTTCCTACGGCTCCAGTGGTGGTAGAGTTAACAGTAAGTCTGGAAGCGTTAGAAGCGTCTACAACCGCTTGTTCTGCTTCTGTAGCGGCGGTCTCAGCACGTATCGTGAGGGCTGTAACAGCCGAGATGGAAGCATCGTTTGTTGCATCTCCACTCCCCCCAACGCCACGGTAAATAGCCATTATTTAGTTCCCTTAGGTTTAGTTTTTATGGTCTTTACAGGAGGACTCTTTTGTACTTCTTCTTCTATTACTTCTTCGTAGTCTTCTTGCAAACGAACCTGTTCAATGTCATATTCATTATGAAATTCTACAAAATTACCACTCTGTTTACATCTAAATTTAGCCATAGAATCTCCTAGTTCATTTAGTCCCCTCTTAGGAAGAGACTAAAGGAACGGGGCTGCTCATAACAACCCCGCTGTTCTACTTAGCTATCAAGCAGCCATTGCGATTGCAACAGCGGCTTCATCACGCAGCTCTTTTACGCCATACAGCATGTCAGAGGTGAACAATGTTGCCAAGTAGTCTTGCTTGTACTGAGTCTGTGCGCGAACGCCCATCTGCTCTGCCAACACAAAAGCGTCCTTGTGGAACATCATACCAATACGAGCATCGCCAGTAGCGGTCTCGCAGTTGGTAGAAACGTAAACCTTCACGCCATAGACGTTACCAATTTGACCGTTACGGATAGTGTTGTTAGAACCAACGTCACCCACAAAAGCTTGCTCAGTGAAACGAGCCAAACCCATCATCACGTTACGAGCTACAGGGGGCAGGACCAAACAACGATTGTCCATAGGCACGTCTGCATCATCCAACGTCTGGATAACCTTACGGATACCAGCGTCAGTGATTGCAGCTTCGTTACCGCCCGTGTACAGGGTAGTACCGTCAGAAGCGATAACAGCCTTGTCATAAGCAATAGTACCGTTACCACCTTGAGCACCACGGCCCAATTGAATCAGATCGGTATCTACTTGACGAGCCAAAGCGTAGCCAGCATCAGCAGTATAGAACTGACGCAATGAAGACAGAGCTTGGGTCTCTGTAATGTCTTCAATAAAGCGGCTGTACTCATAGTGCTTGTTAACCAACACTTGGATTTCGGTCTCAGCGTCTGCTTGGATCGTAACTGCGGTTGCAGCTGCTTTCACAGCGGCGTTGCCACGAGTAGGCTTAGGGATGTGCAAGGTATCGCCCTTTTTGCCCTTGAAGGACATCTTAGAGACGAGGTTTGCCATAACGAGGTTTTGCTTGTAGGCTGCGATGATTTCGTCAGACCACAATTCTGGGATAAATACACCAGCGTTTGCTTTGGTTACTACACTACTTGCGCCGCCGGGATATGCTGCTGTTGCCATAATAATTTCCTTTTAAAAATGTTTTATTTAACTCGACCTTCGGAATAAGCTCTCATGATTTCATCAGAAAGTGCTTGATACCGATCAGGGTCTCGTCGCATGAGTTCAATGATGTCGGAGCGTCGGTATGTCTTCTTAGAACTCTCTCCAGTGCCTTTGCTGCTTCCGGTACTAGCGGCTTTTATTGCCTGCTTACGGGAAACCTTCTCAACATCAGCGGTCTGTTGTACTACATTTTGTCTTTCTTTCCATGTAGATAACAGTTCACTGGCTGCGTCAAAGTCAAACCGTTGATCAGCACGGACATATAGCTCTTGGCGAACCTTACTGTTCATCACCCAGTCTTGAAACGAACTACTTTGTATAATGTCCGTATAATCAGGATGACTTGCTTTAAGGTTGTTTAAAGCTTCTGCCTTTTGCATTCGGGACGCAAGCTCTTCAGCTTGACGTACCTTAGGGTGCTTATCAATAGCTCTTGCTACAGCTGCATTGGGATCGTCATAAAAATCGATCTCTTCTTCTTCGACTTTAGGGGCTTGTTGTGAGATGGTTTGGGCGCGAATGTAATCATCTACTACTTTACGAAGTTCTCCAACTTCACTCCCTTGCTTACCCATAGCCCTTTCGGCCTCTTGGTGCATACGAACAATGTCTTTAACAGATTTGTTCTTATACTTCTCAGGAATATCGTCTTCATCTTCGTTTTCGTAAGAATCAGCGGTTTGCTCCTCTAAGGAATCCTCTGTTTCTGTGTCGAGGGTGTCGAATTGCTCGTCCTCGGTTGCTTGAGATGTATTCTCGTCTTCATCAATAAATGTTGCCATATTGTACTCCGTGCTCTAAAGCATTGTGGAAAAGAAACTAGTGCTTGTGCGTTAAGCGGCACCTTTTTGTTCTGCTTTAATCTTCTCAGCACGTTTTCGTTCCCATTGCATTGCTGCTCCGGGAAAGTCGCCAGTAACGCCCTCAAGTTTTACCATTGGCGTGCTTATGATTCTTTCAGCAGTTTTGTCACAGATCGGACAGTGGGTTGCCCGGCAAGCCGAGTCCACTAATTTGTCTGACAAGTGACCGTCTTCGCAAACAAACTCAAATATACGTCTAGCCATTATCTTCCTCCGATGCGTCTTCATAACTATTTTTTATGGTAGACTCATAAGAGAGGATACGGTTGACAGCTTCAAGTTGTCCACGTCGATACCACAGTTGTTTCTCGTCTGAAATGGTTAGAATGTCACCAAGCACATCAGCGTTTCCTTTGATGTCCTCAATGAAGTCTTTCCACCCATCTTGAGTAAACAGTTGTAGTAAATTTTCGTAATAATCTTGTAATTCTTTATTCATCTCTTTGTCCTTTCGTATTAGGAGAGACCCTGTGTATATTATACCACACTTTTACTGTTTTGTCAAGCTTTTTTATTCATCATTTGCATTGTGGCTATTCGCTCATTGCTAACAATGTCACGTTCTTTTAGCATTAGCTCAGCAATCTTAGCTCGTTTGGCAAACTCATCCTCATCTGCGTTACCTTCTTGAAGGTTAGTAGAGAGGGCTGCTGCCAGTTTAGCTTTGACCACTTCAGGCTCCAATTGAGCCTCTATGGCGTACTTTTGTGCCTTAGCCTGTGTTTCAGCCACCTGAGCCTGCAAAAGCTGCATCTGGAGCTGTGCCGTTTGCATCTGCATTTGCATCTGTTGTTGCTGCATTTGCTGCTGCTCAGGGTTAGGCTGAGAAGATTGCTTCATTTGAGCCATTAGCTCCTCACGGTTAGATATACCCATGTTATCCACAACAGCTGAGATCAGCATGGGGTAGATTGGGTTATCTTGGCCTACGGTCTGCAAGAGTTGTACAAGTTGTGTTACCTCATACTCACGAGCAATAACACCCAATGATGATGAAGGTATAAACTTATAATCGCTAACGGGATAATTATCTGGATCAAATTGCATGTACCTCCACGCTGTCTTCTCAATCATGGGGATTAGGAAGGATTCTTGGAAGTTAATCAAGGTACGCTTATGACGCTTGATAATTGCACCCAAAGACATGGATACAGCCCCTGCTGCTGCTTCACCGTTAATACTACCGGGAATACCAGCGGCATCTACAGCTCCTGTAGCCATCTGAACCATCTTCTGCAAATCAGCCGCCTGAGCGAAAGTCACTTGATCTAGGTTACCAAACTTAAAGGGCTGGAGGATCTCCGCAGGGTTACCGTTGGTAAGGATAGTCTTACCGGGACGGACTTCTAACTTAGCGCCACGGGGCATACGAGAGGCATCCATGGCAATCATAGGATGCACTGTAAGCGCTAAGGCATCAATACGAGCACGTAACTCAGCATCCAAAGCCTTCTGGCTGTTATAGCCCTTCTCGCAGATACCACGGCCCCAGAAGCGACTTGGGACCACATCCCAAGGGAAAGCCACTACAGGGCGGTCCTGCATCATGTAGGGGTTTTCTTCAATCTTCAGAAGCTGACCGCCATTGGCAACAACAATGATTACCTCAATGTAGCCTTCATTCTTATCATCGTCATCGTCTTCTTTAGAATCATCTGTTTCTAAGTCAGACATTTCGTCTTCTTCTGAATCGTTAAGAGCAGCCGTGTACATGTGCTTAGGAACTAAACCATAGTAACGGGTTAAACGTACCTTATCGTCTTCATAGGCCGTTATGTCTTTATCTGCTTCCAGATCAGTATCTGTATCAGCATCTTCAAGCTCAACATCGTTATAAATGCCAGATTCAATACCTTGCTGTACTTGGTGCTTAGGCACAAACTCATCAATTATGACACCCATAGCGTCTTCAATGGTTGTAGCCACAGGATCAATCAAGAAGTTCTGAGGAAGCACAGGACGCAGTTTAACAACAAAGCGATCACTAATGTTTACACCCACGGCCTGCATAGCACCATCCATAAGAGGCTGGGTAGCAGGTTTCATTTCCTTGACTTCTTCTAGTACTATTTCAGCACAACCAGTACCAAAGACTGCGGAGTTAATAAGACATTCTGCCACAGCGCGACGGGTCTTTGTAAACTTAAAGTCCTCATCTAACTGGTTCTTAAGATATTCAACGTCACCTTTTTGCTGATCATTGCGGTCATCTTGAATGTCAAACCACTTACCTCGACCAAAGGTGGCCTCTTCTACCTCAGCGACAGCACTTTCGACCGCCTGTTGTAGGGCAGGGGAGATCAGACGTGAGCGCTCTGAGTCACGGGTCTTGTCCTCTGCTGCCCAGACACCACGCCAGAGGCGATAGTACTCGTCAAACTTGTCTTTATAGTTGGTATTGTAATGGTCGCGCCAGCGCTCGGCCTTGTCCATCACCCATTCTTCAACCTTAGGTTCCATGTATTTTTTATCGTCGTCCATTACATAGCTTTCTTAGCGCGACTGTTGCGTTTTGGCAACGGACGTGGTGTTTTCTTTAGGCACTTACCTGCTGACTTACATTTAGCAGGAGTAGGGCAACCGGGGCATGGTTTAAAACTCATTGTTTACCTTTCTAGTTTAATTAACATTTCCACTTCTTGAGTGCTAATGCTTTACGAGTAGGACTTCCGTCCGGTTTCTTCATAGGTCCTTTAACACCGCCCATACGAGCACAGAAGGATTTCTTACGAGCACCACCCTCAGGCTGTGGACGCTTAAGGTTACTACCTGTGGCTGCATTGATTCGCTTACGGCCTGACTCTGAAAGACCGCCTGTGGGATTCTTGTCCTTCTTGGTAAGAGAAATCTTCTTATCAGCCATTTTTGGCCTTCTTGGCTGTCTTAGCAGCCTTTTGGAACTGTTTAGCCGTAGGAGCACCCTTTGTACCGGGTGTTCTCATTTTCTCTTTACTACCCGCAGCTATGCGCTTACGTTTAGCATGGATATTTGCATAAAGTCCGTTTGCCATCTTACCACCCCGCTACTGCGTCTATAGGTTCCCAATCGTCTTCTTCAAAGTCAGCGACATAGGATACCTTTGCCAATTGTTCGATATACGATAACGAGTCTACCAAGTCATCATGTACCAGCTTATTTGGGAATTGAAACAACTGGTCCAAGAACTCGTTATTCCAATCACCTTTGTTTAGTGTTATGTAGCCATTCTCGAAACGACCTTGTAAAGACCAAACAACCCTATCTGTCTTCTTCTTGTTACCATGGGCCAGCTCATCAACTCTAAAGAATGTCTGAGAGCGTCTCATGATGTCACTAAGGTATGGCATAACGGCCTGTCGTGCAATACCCTTCTCAATCCCTACAGCGTTTGGTTCGTACTTCTTGACCACATCAAAGATCTTCTTAGCGGTCTTCTTTACGTCCCAACGACCATAGATAATTTCCTTGACATACCACCCCTTCTCGTTTGCCTTTACAACGGCAATAGAGGTGTTGTCTAGACGCTTGTTTTTAACTCCTGTAGAACCTTCTTCTTCAAAGCCTGCCAAGTCAATTGCAATGTAGTAGTCGCCAGACTCAGGTTCATCTTCATCGAACTTAATCCACTTCTCTTTGAATAGTTCGCCTCCAGCAGCCTCGAAGGATGCCATAAATTCCTGCCGGAACGAGAATGAGGACATACTCTTTTTTGCTGCTTCAATTTCATTAGGGTCTAGTAAGGGGTTATCAAAGGAAGTAAAGTGGAATGCGCTAAAGGTTGGGTCTTCGCCTCGAAGGCCATGTTGATATAAATCATAGAAGTGGTTACGACCCATAGGGGTACCAATGAACAACGCAGAACCCTTCTGGTCAGCTAGAGCAGGCCTAAGGATCTGTTCCCAGACCTCTGGCTTCATGTCAGCATACTCGTCCATCACCAAGAACTTCAACGACACACCACGCATGGTCTCTGGTCTATCAGCACCCTTGAGGGAGATTGTAGCTCCATTGACAAGCTTAAGCTGTAGGTTGTTAATGTGACTACCTTGGATAACCGGATGGCCTACCTCTAACAATGTCTGCCACATAATGTCACGGGCCTGCCCTTGGGTCGGTGCGACATAAAAGACATGCCCCTTCTCAGCTTGTAGGGCATTAACAATAAGAAGATATGCTGCTAGACGAGACTTACCTGTACGCCGACCAGCGGCTACGACCTTAAATCGATGCTCATCATTCCAGACCTCTTGTTGCCAAGGGAGTAGTTTAATTTGTAGATCAGACATCTTTAATTTCTATATCAGTTACTTCATCGACAGTCTCTGGCTCACTTACGCTGGCTCCTAGACCTGTGATGTTGATCTGTATAGCAGACCTACCACCTTGCTTAACAACTTCTTGCTCAAAGGCCGACACAGGGATAATCCTATCTACGACCAACTTCCAAGCAGCAGCTTGATTCTTATGTTCGTTATCTAGAGCAGCATCAAAGATGGCATCTAAGACCTTCCTTGACTTTGGGCTAGACAACATCCTAGCTTTATATTCGTTAATGATTGCAGCATCACCTTTAGGGCGACCTACAGCATTACGTTTAGTATTAGCAGACAACTCATTCTTTGGTGGTCTACCAATTTTTCTTTTTATTTCTGACATTAAAGTCTCCATAGTTATCTTAGGAACTCCTAAGGCTATACACGAGTATTTATACTTTGGTTAGTGTTTGTTAATAACCAACATAAAGTATCATCACTATGTGGTGTATGGGTTTCTCGTGTTTGTGTCTCTATATACCTTATATTATAGCACAAAAATCCTTATTTGTCAAGTGTTTTCTACTCTGTCCCTAATTAAACCTTAGTTTAGTACCATTTAAACAACAGTTTTTCTTTAGAATACATAAGCTTATATTACTTTTAGTATATAGAGGAGTTTCTTTAGTTTCTTTAGGGTCTAAAGGAGACTTAAGGGGCCAATGGAGGACTTAAGGGGCCAATGGGATTCCAAATTACCCTTATTTTGTATCTGGGCGGGTACAGCTAAAATACAACATAGGCTGTCCCCTCCCCCGGGGGTCCAAAAGACCCTACAGAATACTCAGGAACACACTACATTGGTACTACATCAGTCTACATCAGTACTACCAATGGTCCAATGGACCCATAGGAGGCCGTAGGAGGCCGTAGGAGCCATCGGAGGCCATGGGGTAGGGGTAGTCCTAGGGGTAACGTGTGTGTGTCGCAGTGGGACCCCATTAGTCCCCATTGGCCACCATTGGCCACCATCAGTACCCATCAGTCACCATCAGTTAGCAGGACCTAGGCAGCACTTAATACCCCTACTGTCACCAGTGTCAATATTCCGACAGTAGGTGTCAATAAACCGTCAATAAGTGTCAAAAAATTGACAGTTTAGGGGCCTAGTGTCAAAATATTGACAGGGTCCAAGGGCCTAAAGTAATACTCAAGTATGCAAAAAGACTATCTTTAGGAGTTGGCATGGGGTTTGCTTAGGTGTTGTCATACAAACCACCAAGGGAGACACCATGGAAATTATCGTAACCATCAAGAGTAACTATGGCACTGAGACAATCTACCCCTCATGTCTCAAGGGTCACATATTCGCAGAGATGGCAGGCACCAAGACCCTGACCCCGCAGGCCATCAAGCTTATCAAGGCCTTAGGCTATACTGTGTCAGTCGCAGGTCCTGCAATCAAATCACTGTAAAGGATAACCATCATGCAAACTAAACAATTCGGCACCCTTATTGGGTCCTATGGCAAGGGCATCACAGGCAGTGCCACAGTCAACTTTACGACCAGTGGCGGCAAGCACTGTGATGACTCATGCCCTCTTAAGGGTAACGGGTGCTATGCCATCACAACGGAGGCCATGAAACCTTCCATCACGATAAACCTAGAGCGCAAGCAGGAAGGCATCAGTGACTACCTACAGGCACTGGTGACCCCTAAGGCACTGTCCAAGCTTAAGGCGGCGCCTTGGGTCCGCTTTGCGGCCTTCGGATCTATCCCTGCCCCTCATGAGTTGACCTTAGAGGATTTCGGGAACCTTCGGACCCTTGGAGCCTCATTGGACCATTCACGGGTCCACTGGCCCACGGAGACCATAGCGAAGGCCGATATGCTTAAGGTCGCAGGGTTCACCCCAAGGGTCTCAGTGGCTACCAATGTTCACCATCTGCCCGATGTAATCAAGGCAGGCCATGTAGCATCCTGTGCCGTGAAGGGTGACAAGCTTGCAAGAGGCAAAAACAAGCGGTCCCATAGCGCACAGGCCATCACCTTCATGCGGGACCTGAAGGCCCAAGGTATCAACGCCAAGGTGTGTCCTGCTGTCGCAGGGAATGCCAAGTGCGGCGCCTGCACTGCCTGTGCGGATAAGGCGGTACAGGTTATCGTTTACCCAATGCACTAAGGAGCACACACCATGTCATCAAACCAAAAGTTTAGGGTCTACTGTACCCTTAGAGCCCTATTGATACAGAACCATCACGGCCTACTGTGCGAGAGCCTACAGCAGAACCTTGAGGACCTTATAAAGGCCTTTCCTAAGCTTGCCAATGAGGCCAGTGAATCAGTTTATTGTCAAATACACGACGTATAAGGAGCACACACCATGAAGTACACCAAACCGATTAACATCCAAGGCCTAGGGACCCGTGCCCTGCGAAGGGTCCAAGTGGGCCAGTGGGTCACAGCAGGCGAAGGCGGCCCCCTTGGGCGCTACCTTGGATGTAAGAAGTCGAGGACCCTCATTGTCGTCGTAGGGTGGCATGAGAACGCCAAGCGCTACCCCGAAGGTCCTACGGCCTACTGGCAAACCCTGCGCGACTATGCACTAGGAGAATGAACCAATGAAAGTCTACGTATATTTTAACCTCCATAAACGATGCTTCAGTGTCAAGGCACTGGAAGGGCAGGCCAAGGGCCTAGTGATTGCCTATGCCAACGATGTGGTGCTATTTGACCCTGTGTTCAAGGTCTCGAAGGCAGGCAGGGAGAGGGTCCTACGTGAACGGAAAAAGAATGTCCATGCAGGCGTTGTCGGTGACTGGGACCCTGCACAGTACAAGCCTGCGCGTACGGTAGAACTATGGGCCACTGGTGGGCGTGAAGTCACTTACAACCCGTACAAATACGAACAGTTCGTGTACAGGAACACGGAGACGCCAGTAGACAATCAACCGCGCTATGCAGGGTTGCACAGTGACGGCACACGTGCCACAATGTGGGCCTTGAAGTAACCAAAGGAGAATGAACCAATGACCAAAAACGAAACCCGAGCACTGATTGAGATGTGCATGACTGCACTTGAGAATGTGGCCTCCGAGGCCGTGATTAAGCATGAGCGAGGCCTGACCAGTGAAGAGCTAGACCGATTCTATGGGTTCCTGTGCGAACAGCAACAGGGTCTTGCAGGCCACCATCCTGATTTTAAATTCACACGGGGGGACCAATGACCCCTATAGAACACGCCATCATGACCCGTATGGAGATGAACGAGACAAACGATTGCTCAGTGCTCGCCCTCGCCATGGCCTGCCGTATTGACTACCACCTGTCCCATGTAGCCTTAAAGATGGCAGGCAGGAAGAACAGGCAGGGGGTCTTCCCCGAGCATATTAAGAAGGCCACGGAGAACCTAGGTTTTACACTAGGTCCTGTGATCAGGCCAAAGCAGGCCAACGGGTCCAAGTACACGCCGAGGACCATAGCAGAACAGTTCCCCGCAGGCCGCTATTTAGCGTTCAGCAGGGGTCATGTGTTCGCACTGGTCGATGGTGAGGTCAGGGACTGGCACAAAGGCCGCAGGTATCATATAATCAAGGTTCAAGAAATTAAGGAGTAACCATCATGACAATTTTAGACACACCCGAGCAGATCAACGCTTACCGTCTCGCAACCCTACGCACTGGCCTACGGTCCGAGATCAGAGGCCTACGCATGACCAGAGGCCGTACGTGCTACGCCATCCTCAAGGACATGGGGTACAAGGGTTCCCGTGCGAAGGTACTGGAGCAGGTCACTGCTGACGTAGAGGCACTGAAGGAGGCCATAACAGCATGATAGAATCACCACGCACCTACTACATATCAACACGTACAAGTGCGGGGTGGCATCGACTGCACCCTGAGAACTATCCCTCACTAGAGACCGCTACACTGGGCCTAGAGAGACACTTGGACAGTATGTTTTTTGAGCACGGGGAGATGCTCCCTAGTGGAATTTTTCGCATCGTACGGTGCAAACCAAGGAAGGTAAAACAAGCATGATCATCATAGGCCTAGCCCTCTTCGTTTTTGTCGCCATGGTATGGGCGGCATGGAACAACCCCTAAACCATAAGGAATATTTACAATGTTTGAACTACTCATGAAGGCCCTGATGGTTGCATCAGGTGTAGCTATCTTCTTCGCCCTAGGTGCTCTGTTCGCTGACTACCTAGAGTCTGTCTCTTACCGTAAACGCAACAAAGGAAAGTAAACTATGGAACTATTCAAAATATCCAAGCTGACGGGTATGCCACACGTCATGACCATACCGCTGACTGAGCAGGCCTACGGCTACCTGTACAACCAGTGGAAGAACGAAAACCGCCTGATACAGGATGTGTTCTGTATGCTGAACGAGGACGAACGCGAGTTCATCATGAACGGCATTACGCCTGAGGAGTGGAAGGCCACATGGATGGCATACGACGATTATCAACAAGAGGAGAAGGACAATGCATAGCGACGAGCTACTGGAGGTAGTACTGGACCAGATACAGCAGGACATCAAGGACGGTGATGTAACGTCACTGTTCGATATGCTAGAGTACATAGACCACGATACACTGGTGGGTTTTCTGTCCTACAGCCGCCTTGACAGTGCCCTTGAGCAGGGGTTAATAACAGGAGAAGAACATAATGAACAAGTTGTATGATCAAGTCGAGGAGCTATTGGACGAACACCATGAGGCTGAAATAGGCCGTTTGTTAGGCATCCCTGACAAGGACGCCAAGCTGATAGTCAGGGGTCTCCGCAGTCACCTCAATGACTGGAGGCCAGAACAGGTCGCCGGAGACGTGTGGGCCATCTTCAGCGAGAGTTACAGCGCTGAGTACATAGACGCCGAGGGCCACTATCAAGGCTTTGACACCAAGGGAGAGGCATTAGAGTACATAACAAAGGAAAAGATCAATGAGCACAGCTAGTCTAGTATGGGCCACACCAGACGCAGAGGATGTAATCGCCTACTGTGCCCGTGTGTCTAACCCTGACAACCAGAACAACGTCAAGACTGCCTCACGGCTTCTTAAGTACCTGAGGGACCATAAGCACTGGTCACCTTTCGAGATGGCCTCTGTGTGCATGGAGATCAACACCACGAGGGACATTGCACGTCAAGTGCTCAGGCACAGGTCCTTCAGTTTTCAGGAGTTTAGCCAACGGTACGCTGAGAACCTAGGGTTCGAGGAACCTACAGCACCACGCCTACAGGACCACAAGAACCGACAGGCCAGTATTGAGGTTGATGATGAGTACTTGGACCAGTGGTGGAAGAGCGTACAGGTTCGTATGGCAGGAGAATCAGAGTTCCTGTACAAGCAGGCACTGGACCGAGGGATAGCTAAGGAGGTGGCACGTAAGCTACTTCCTGAAGGTCTCACACAGTCTCGGCTGTACATGGCAGGCACTATGCGCTCATGGTTGCACTTCATTGAGGTACGTACAGGCCCTGAGACCCAGAAGGAACACAGGGACCTTGCAAACCAATGCCTTACTGTGTTACAATCGGTATCTCCTGCAATCTTTGGAGAACCATCATGACAGTAATAGAATGGGCCGCAGTCACCATGATCACGTTGTTCGGTGCCTTTGTAGGTGCCGCCTTTGGAGCGTGGTACATCATTGGCTTTTCGTTACTCCATTGTCCTAAAAACATCCCATCACTACTATGAACGATTACAAATTTGTTGAGATGGTGTACGAAGACGGCGGTCCTTGCATGGACTGTATGCACAAGTACATCGAAGAAGAGACCTATCCCTATGGAGAAGGCACAGTGACCCAGAACTTCAGGGGTTGCCTAGTGCTAGACACAGGGTTCGGAGTATGTGATACTGCACAGAAATGGAAGGAGAGTGAGAATGGAGAAGATCTTTGAGCCGTTTATTGGACCCAACGGTTGGTACTGCCACTATGAGGGCCACGTAGGTGTGGGTCTCACTAAGCAGGAAGCAGAACGTGAAGCAGTAAACAAATACGACATAGCAATGGAGAAACACTATATGGGCAAGATGAAGAACCAAGTGACAGCAGAGATGGAGATTACAGGCAACGACATTCATGAGGTCCTTGAGGCCCGTGGGAGACGCTACGGTGAGTACCATATGGTCGCTCAGTTATCACAGGCCCTTAAGGAGGCACTACAGGTGTCACCAAGCTGGGTTCACATGGAACCTCATCAGCAGGAGTCTCTGGAGATGATCTGCAATAAAGTGTCTCGTATTTGCAACGGTGATCCGTTCTACGTAGACTCATGGCGTGACATAGCAGGCTATGCACAACTGGTGGTCAACGAACTGGAGAAGAGCCAATGACTAGAGAAGAATTACGTCAGGAACTAATGAAGGACACCACGGAGTACTGCTGTTACTGTGGTGGTGAAAAAACAACATTCCAATGCTGTAGGGAAAACCACTTTGAGACCTTCGCTCAGATGGAGGCCTACGCACAGGAGGACTTTTTAGACTACGAAATGGATAACCAATGAACCTAGAGAAGTACGGATATAGTAGTATAACTGGAGTCTGTTTTAATCCTTTTGGTGTAAAACCCAGAGAGATTCAAGAGGCGGCGGCTAAACTAAGGCATCATATTCTTGTTGACTATACAGAGGAGGCGTTGTTTTGACTGAAATGCAATTAAGTGATGTGCCTGACAACGCACGGTTTGAGCTAACAGAGGATCTACCTAGCGATTACTATAAAGTAGGTAATTTGTATACAATGTTGTACAAAGAGCTTCCCTATGTTGTTTGTATGGATGCTCAGGGTAACCTACACAAGATAACGGCACGATTAAAAGTGGTTTTAGTGGACGAATAAGGAGAAGAACACATGAAGAAGATGTCACTGACACAGGCATATCACCTGATCGCCATGTACAAGATATGGCCTGCTGCACAACTGACAACCGATCAACTGACTGAACTAGTGGAGGCATACAAGACGATAAAACAAGACAGAGAATCAAAACAGACCCCTTAGGTATACCTAGGTATAGGTAGACCCCTAAAAACGCAACAGAGGCCGTTCTGAGGCCTTTTAGGAGGACTTTATGAGATGTGTGGCTTGCAACAAAGCACTGAGTGACAAAGAATCGACGTTTAAGAACCTGCAAGGAGACTACATGGATATGTGTTTCGACTGCTTACCTTATGTTTTTGACTCTTTTGAAGGTGATAACGAAGAAGATGTTGACAAGGAGGAAAAACCATGATACAATAGATACATAAGGTAGCTAAAGGGATAATCATTATGAATAATAAACCTAAGGAAAGAAACTACATAAAGAAATACATGGATCTACTCCATAGGAGTAAACCCTATGTTTCCCCTAAGAAAGAGTACAAAAGGAGTAAACTTAAGAGTTCCCTTAAGGTGGAGGTCTATCAAGAGCTTGACGATGATGTCTCGCCAAAGACCCCAAAATCCTGATATACTGTTTCTTTTTCAACCAAGTCCACGATCTTACAGGAGGTAATCATGGCAAATTCTAACTACACCAACGGCACAGCCGCTTTCGTTAACTTATTGGAGACTGACAAGTACAACGGTCAGGACACAGGCAAGTACTCTATCACCCTAACCATGGATGAGGACGAGGCCACAGTGTTAGAGAACATGGGCATCAAGCTCAAGGAGTACCAAGGCAAGGCCCAACGCAAGTTCTCCACCAAGTACCAAGTACCTGTGTATGACCCTGAGGGCAACGAGATTGACACAGCAGACCTGCGCTACGGTTCCAAGGTCCGACTCAAGTGGGCAGAAGGTCGCCCTCACCCAGTACACGGCGTATCAACATACTTGTCAGCAGTCAAGGTCATTGAGTTTGCTGAGAAAGCGGAGACTTCTGAGGAATTTTAAGACAACGGGGCTTCGGCCCCAACTTAAGGTAAAAGAATGCAAAAGCATAAAACTGAAGCTAATTTTGTAAAACATGAGCCATGTCCTAAGTGTGACTCAAAAGATAATCTCGCGAGGTATGATGATGGGCACGGCTATTGTTTTGGGTGTAATAATTATTTTCCTTCAGGGGAAGAAGCACAAGTGATGGATTTTCCTACGTCTCGAACCTTCGAGCAGTTAGGAGTAGTAGCGGCTATTGCAGACCGTAAGATCTCTCTGGAGACCGCCAAGAAGTACGGCGTCACCACTGAGTTCAAGATCGGTAGCTCAGACGCTATGAAGCAGTACTACCCGTACTACGACAACAAGGGTACACAGTGTGGTCAAAAGGTCCGTGTGGTTCGTGACAAACGGTTCACAACCAGTGGCGACATGAAGGCTAACACTTTATTTGGTCAACAACTTTTTAATAATGAGGGTAAATATGTCACAGTGGTTGAAGGTGAGCTTGACGCGCTTGCGGGGTATGAGCTACTCGGCTCGCGCTGGCCTGTGGTTAGCGTCTCTAAGGGTGCGGCTGGCGCTAAAAAGGATTTCCAACGCAATCTGGAATGGCTGGAAGGCTTTGAGAACGTAATCATTGCGTTTGATGCGGATGAGGCCGGAAGAATCGCCGCAGAGGAGTGCGCTCAGATCCTGTCGCCTAACAAGGCCAAGATCGTTAACCTTGAGGAGTTTAAGGATGCCAGTGACTACCTGAAGCATGGCAAGGCCAAGGCATTCATGCAGGAGTGGTGGAACGCCAAGTCTTACATCATCACTGGTGTTATCACACTGGCTGACGCATGGGAAGACTTCCTGCGCCGAGGCAAAGAGAAGATCATTCCGTTCCCCGAGTCCTTTGGGCAGCTGAACCAGATGATGAACGGTGGTATTGTGGCTGGTGAGATCACTGTGCTAGGCGCCTTGACCAGTGTGGGTAAGACCACCATGGTTAACGAGATCGTTTACCACCTGTGGAAGAACACAGACCTGAATATTGGCTGTGCATTCCTAGAGGCTGACAAGGGCGAAGCAGTTCAGAACCTGTTGACAATACACAACAACATGAACTTCTCTCTCGAAAACATGGAGGACCACGATCTAGAGAAGTACAAGTCCGACATCATCACAGATGGTCGCATATTCCTGTATGACCACTACGGTGCCGCAGACCCAGATGAGATCTTCTTGAAGTTGCGGAGCATGGTCAAAGGTAACGGGTGTCGTATCTTGATTATCGATCCGTTACAGGCGGGTGTCTCTAGTAACGGCAACGAAGTGATTGATGACTTCATGGATCGACTGCTGAAGCTGGCTAAAGAGACCAATGTGGCTATCCTTGTGGTGTCTCATATGCGTAAGCCTAGCGCTACACAGCCGCACAACGTGTCTGAGTATGACCTTAAGGGGTCAGGCAGTATCAACCAGATCGCCTTCAACACGATTCTCTTGAGCCGTGATAAGATGGCAGAGGGAGATTACGCAAAGAACAGTACCTTCGTGCAGCTTGTGAAGTGCCGTAGGACTGGACAGACAGGGCCAGCAGGCTGGTTGTACTATAATCAGGTAACAGGACGGTTAGAGGCTGGAGTATCACCAGAGCTGAAAGCGGCTTCAGGAGAAGATGAGTTCTGAGACGAGGGCTTGGGATAAGACTGGTAATCGAAACAGGGGTGCATACCTTTGGGGCAAAGTGAAGCTCAAATGCACGGACTGTAATAGAAAATACCCGCAGGCAGTACTAGACTTCCATCACCCAATAGGGGTTATAAAGACGATGGCTCTGGAGTACAAAGCTTGGCGAGGGATCGCAGGACCTAAGCCCGAAGTAGTCGCAGAAGCCGAGCAGTGCATGGTCCTTTGCGCTAACTGTCATAGATTGGAGCACATTAGGATGAAGAATGAGAAAAGTGATATTGGACATCGAGACGGACGGCCTGAAACCGAAGAAGGTTTGGGTAGTGGTGACCAAGGATCTGGACACCAAAGAAGTTTTGACTTTGAGGAACCCGACACATGAAACCCTCAAAGAGTTCTTGGGCGGTGTTACACACATTATCGGGCACAACATTATTGCCTTCGATGTACCTGTACTCGACAGACTCTTGGGATTTGATAGTGCCTCTGTACGACTTACAGACACTCTGGTTCTCTCGCGACTATGCAACCCTTCTTTGGAAGGTGGACACAGCCTCAGAGAGTGGGGAATACGACTGAATCTCCACAAAGGGGACTACGATGACTGGAGCAAGCTGACAGACGAGATGGTTGACTATTGTGTGCAGGACGTAGAAGTTACGTATGCGGTCTACAACAGGCTGACAGTAAAGCTGGCACCCTTTGGGGACGAGAGTATTGACCTTGAGCACGATGTGCAGAGGGTGATTACAAAACAGATCAACAATGGTTGGTTATTAGATCAGAAGCAAGCGATAGACTTACTGGGAACACTGTATGACAAAAAACTTGAACTTGAAAATAGCGTCAGGGATACCTTCAAACCGTTACCTGTTTTTATCAAAGAAATCGTACCCAAATACAAGAAAGATGGTTGCCTGTCTAATGTGGGTCTTAAGTTTCTTGGGGATGATTGTAGTCTCGTGGGCGGTTCTTTTAGCCGTATTGATTACCCTGACTTCAATCTAGGGTCTAGGCAGCAGATCGGTAAGTATCTCCAATGGTTCGGATGGAAACCTAAGGACTTTACTGAGACTGGACAGCCGATTGTGGATGAGAAGGTACTGAGCAACGTGAAGGACATACCAGAGGCCCAGCTGATTGGCGAGTACCTCTTGGTCCAGAAGCGTATTGCACAGGTGGAATCATGGGTAGATGCCGTAGAGGACGATGGGCGTGTACATGGTTATGTTAATGCTATCGGTGCAGTCACAGGACGTATGACGCACAGTAGCCCTAATATGGCTCAGGTGCCTGCTGGTTACAGCCCCTACGGTAAAGAGTGTCGTGCTTGTTGGATTGTGCCTAAAGGTTACAAGCTTGTTGGCTGTGATGCCTCAGGTCTTGAGTTACGTATGTTGGCCCACTACATGGACGATGTTGGATACACAAAGGAAATATTACATGGTGACATTCACACAGCGAACCAAACAGCTGCGGGACTTGCAACAAGAGATCAAGCTAAGACTTTCATATACGCATTTCTTTATGGCGCCGGAGACGCGAAAATTGGTACTATCACCGGAGGATCAGCAAGAGATGGTAGAAGACTTAAGGAGAAATTTCTTACAAACACACCAGCTCTTGCAAACCTACGAGACAGAGTTGGAACAGCTGCTAACCGAGGTTATCTCACAGGGCTGGACGGAAGAAAACTCTGGATTAGATCGCCCCACGCTGCCTTAAACACTTTGTTACAGTCAGCTGGTGCAATTGTAATGAAAAAGGCATTGACAATTCTTGATGAGTATGCTAAAATATATAATATACAGTATAAATTCGTTGGCAACATCCACGATGAGATACAAGCAGAAGTCCGAGAAGATCAAGCACAGACGTTCGGGTGGTTAGCTGTAGAGTGTATAAAAGCGGCAGGCGTAAAGCTTAACTTAAGATGTCCTCTGGACGGTGACTTTAAAATTGGAGAATCATGGGAACAGACACACTAATCAAAGATATTTATGACTTACTAGAGAACAAAAAGGTCTCTAAGGATGTCAACATAGACTTCTTAATCCACGAGTTCGGGGAGTCTATGAAGAAGATCATGAAGCGTCAGCTGAGTGACTGGAAACCAGACCGTAGGACCATTAGACTCTCTAATGTGGGCAAGACCCCTCTGTACCTTTGGAACCTCATGAGGGGGACAGAATCAGAGAAGATGACGCCCAACACGCTACTGAAGTTTATGTATGGACACATCATTGAAGAGATGCTGTTGTTCCTTGTGAAGGCTTCAGGGCACAAGGTGACCGATGAGCAGAAACGCTGTGAGGTCGCTGGTGTCATTGGACACATGGATGGACGTATTGATGGTACTTTGATGGACGTTAAGAGTACAAGCTCTTATAGTTTTAAGAAGTTCAAAGATGGTTCACTGGTGGACAACGATGCCTTTGGATACATAGACCAGCTCAAGGCCTATGCGAAGTCCGAAGGGGACACAAAGATTGCTTGGCTTGCCATGGACAAGCAGAATGGACACCTAACTTGGCTAGAGTATGACCTCGAAACAACTGATCATCCTAAACTGAAGGAAGACATTGAAGAGAAAATCATAAATCTAAAAAAGGCGGTGGAATCGGATACTGCGCCAGACTTGTGTTACGATTCTGTAGAGGACGGGAAGTCTGGGAACGAAAAGCTTTCTATGGAATGCTCCTACTGTCAATACAAAAAGTCTTGCTGGCCCGAGTTAAGAACTTTCTTGTATTACAATGGACCAAAGCATTTGGTAAAAGTAGTTAACGAACCTAAAGTACAGGAGATCACACGATGACTAGAGCGATTTTAAACAAACTGGTTGTCTACAAGCAAAGCAATGGTCACATGACCTTTAGGGAAGCAGTCTACGACGAGGAAGGGGACTTAGCACTCATGGGGGCAACCCCAGCCTTCCCAAGGGCACTTAGCCTTAATGACCTAGAGGCTGACCTAGAGGAGTTCATGGCAGCTCTTGACAGGACAGTGGTCAACGAGGATGATCTTGATGTAGATGACGATGTTGATCTGGATGATTTCGATGTAGACGGGGAGTTAGCAAACTGATGTTTACCATAGAAGAACTAAAGGAGAAAATCGTAGAGACTTACGATCCAGATCTTCTGGTGGATGTTCTTAAGGTAACCACAGAAGAATTGGTCGAGGCTTTAACGGATCAGATCCAAGAGATGGCAGACTTCTTTGAGGAGGAGTTTAAAGACGATGCAGAAGATTAACCTACGGTGGAGAAACGGTACAGGGATAACGAACTACGTTTCACGTGTTGAAGACTTCCTAGGTTTTATTTATTTAATTGAATTAGAGAATGGAGAATACTATGTCGGTAGAAAACAATTTTGGGCTAAAAGAGGCAATGGATGGGTTGAAAACGATTGGAGAGAGTACTGTAGCAGCAGTAAAACAATACAGCGATCTCCAGACCAAATCGTTAGAAAAACTATACTCGCTATCTTCAAGTCAAAGTCAGCCATTAGATTTGCAGAAGCGTATGGAATCATCAATTCAGGAGCTTATCTCGACTCAGACAAAGGTCTTAACTGGAGCTTTGAAGGGTCTAGAGGAACAATCAAAATGGATGAAGAAGACACTGAACAGCTCCGACGCTTAATGAGCTGGTGCTTACGTTGGAAAAAGAAACAAGATAAGGAAAAGACAGAAGAATGAATACATACGAAACATTTATTGCCAAAAGCCGATACAGCCGCTTTCTGGATGACAAGCAGCGTCGTGAGCACTGGCCTGAGACCGTAGACCGCTACATGGAGTTCATCGACAAGCAGTTGTCCTCCAAGCAGAACTACATCATGCCTGAGGACCTGTATGACGAACTACACACTGCCATCCTGAACCGTGAAGTTATGCCTTCTATGAGGGCTGTAATGACCGCTGGTGAGGCTTTAGACCGAGACAACACAGCAGGCTACAATTGTAGCTACCTGCCCGTGGATGACGTTAAGTCCTTCGACGAGGCCATGTACATCCTCCTGTGTGGTACTGGTGTAGGCTTTAGTGTCGAGAGCAAGTACATAAACAAACTGCCTGAGGTCCCCTCACTGTTGTTTAATAGCCACACTAACATCGTGGTACGTGACAGTAAAGCTGGTTGGGCCAAGAGCCTGCGTCAGCTGATTGCCCTGCTGTATTCTGGTGAGATTGCCACATGGGATGTGTCCAAGGTCCGTCCAGCTGGTGCTCGACTGAAGACCTTTGGAGGCCGTGCGTCAGGCCCACAGCCTTTGGTTGATCTGTTTAACTTTGTCGTTGGTAAGTTCAAAGGTGCCGCAGGCCGTAAGCTGACCAGCCTTGAGTGCCATGACATCATGTGTAAGGTCGGTGAGGTAGTTGTCGTGGGTGGTGTACGCCGTTCTGCTATGATCAGCCTGTCTGACCTGACCGATGACCGTATGCGTCATGCTAAAGCAGGTAGCTGGTGGGAACGTGATGGTCAACGTGCTCTGGCAAACAATAGCGCAAGCTACAACGAGAAGCCTACTGTGGGCGAGTTCATGACCGAGTGGTTGTCTTTGTATCAGTCACACAGTGGTGAGCGTGGTATCTTCTCTAGAGCTGCCGCTAAGTACACTGTGGAGAAGCTGGGCCGTAGAGACTCTAGCTACGAGTTTGGTACTAACCCCTGCTCTGAGATCATCCTGCGTCCATATCAGTTCTGTAACCTGACAGAGGTTGTGGCACGAGATACAGACACAGAGGCTACCCTGTCACGTAAGGTGGAACTAGCGACGATCCTAGGGACATTCCAAGCTACTATGACCGACTTCCCATACCTGCGTAGCATCTGGAAGAAGAACACCGAAGAAGAGCGCCTGTTGGGTGTGTCGATTACTGGTATCTTGGACTGCCCTCTGCTGAACAATGTCGATGACGAAGGCCTAGAGGAACGCCTAGGGGCCATGCGTATGTTAGCCGTTACCACCAATAAGGAGTTTGCTAGTGCTTTATCTATTCCTGCGTCTGCTTCTATCACATGCGTTAAGCCTAGTGGTACTGTTAGTCAGCTGGTCGATAGTGCCAGTGGTATTCATGCTCGCCATAGTCAATATTATATTCGACGAGTTCGTAATGATAATAAAGACCCAATTACAACGTTTCTCAAGGAAAAAGGAATCCCCAGCGAAGCGGATGTAATGAAGCCCAATGACACAACGATCTTTAGCTTTCCTATGAAGGCACCAGAGGGTTGTGTGCTACGTGATGATCTAGACAGCTTTACGCACCTGCGCCTGTGGTTGGCCTATCAGCGCCACTGGTGTGAGCATAAGCCCTCTGTGACGGTCTACGTCAAGGAAGAGGACTGGCCTGCTGTTGGTGCTTGGGTGTGGAAACACTTTGATGAGATCAGTGGCATTAGCTTCTTGCCATGGGACGGTGGTAGTTACCGTCAGGCCCCATACGAGGAGATCAATGAAGAGACCTACAACCAATTGCTGGCTGAGATGCCTCCTGAGGTCAACTGGAATGACTTCATTGAGATGGATGACAATGTAGAGGGAGCACAGACCCTAGCGTGTACCGCAGGAGCCTGTGAGATCTAAGTAGCTTAGATAAACTAAAGGGGCCTTGGATAATCCTTGGCCCCTTTTTTTATTCTTCTTCGTCTTCCCCGAAGGCAGCGTAACCTAAGCCTCCGGCACCTCCACCTGCAAGGAGCTGGTTCCTGAATGCCCTTGCTCTGTGTCTGTCAGAAACCGTGGGGTTTAAATTTAGAATTTCTTCAGTGCCTACCTGTTGTTGGATGCTTTGAGAAGGAAATGGAACCTGTTCTGTAGGCCTTTCTACAGGCCCTGCGTCCTTAAGAGGTCCACTAGAAGAAGGGTTTTTACCCCCTAAGAAGTCTTCTCTAAAGTACGTAGCGTTGACTAGCTTATCCGCACCGGGAGGAGCAACCCCAAACAAATCATATCCATCATTTATAAGAGTTTCTTTTCTACCATTAGGGTAGATAGCGTGAACAAGATTGACACCTCCTAAATCAATAGCACTAGAAAGCATACTATCGGTTAAAAGAACATAGCCTCTTTTGAGTGCTTTAGCTCTCTCAGTATCAGAGATACTTACTCCTTTAGTTTCTAAACCAGCAATAAGTTCTTCTGTGTCTTTGAATGGCTTTCGGAATGTACCTTGAAACGCTTTCTCTACAAGCTTCTTGTCTGCTTTTACACCACTCTTCTTTAAAAGAGCATGAAATTCTTCAAGACTTTCTGCGTTTTTAAGAGGGGAGTCTCCTCTAAAGGCCGTGTTTACAGCTTCTTGAAAAACAGGGTCGTTTACTTTCCTTTTCTGAGCCGCTGTTAAGTTTAACCCTTGTAGTTTTTTTAAGAAGTTAGTTCCACTTTTAAAATTTGTTGTTAAAGGCTGTTCTCCAAACAACTCTCTGGCAGCTTTTGCTATTTTAGAACCATGACTGCTTACTGCGTCATTTCTTAGGTTTCCAGCAGCGCTTCCAAAAGCATTTCTTAAAACAAGCTTACCCCTACCGTCTCTCATTTTTTGATTTGAAGACATTAGGTCAAACATTTCTTCAGAAGCTTCTGGAAAAAACTCTTTAAAAGTGTCACGAGAATATGTACCAGATCCTAAGTTCACGTTACTCGTACGCGAGTTTATAATAGGATTCTGAGGCGCGTCAAACTGCACATTAGTCATATAACTATGCTGTTTTTGCCCTTCAACTTTGTTTGATACCTCTCTAACTAACCTATTAGTTTGATTGTCAATATCTTCTAAAAGACTAATTTTTTCAGCATCAGGCATGTCTGAGCTACCGATGTCTACTTTTAGTTGCTCTCCTCGTGCCCTTATGTCAGCCACTTCTTTATAAGACTCGTCTACTAACTTTTTAAGCTGTAGAGGCATGTTCTCGTCAGCCAGTGCAAGTCCTTGTGGTGTTAGGAATTGTTCAATAGAGTTGGTTACCCCTCGTGCTCCAGAGCGAGCAGCGCCTAGATACTTTCCAACAGGACCTCCATAAAACCCTGTTATCTTGTTGTTCATGTTTTGAACAGGTATGTTAAGTGCGTTGCGAACACCTAATTTTTCTGCTGCTGCTCTTGAAGCATCTCCTACAACGTCCCCTATTTTTCTTGTGACTGCGTTTGGCGGTATAAAAGGAAGCATACCGAGAGCAGCCATACCGTAGTTAAAAGGTGTACGCTCTTCAGGGTTATACTTTAAGCGGTATAGATCAGCACCTAAGCCAGCAACATCGCCGACCACAGGAGCAAACATTGAAGCAAGCGCAAGATTATCTAAAGTCTCTTGAGTAGTGGCAGGTGTTGTTT